ACCTGATGTTGGGTAAAATGCTCTGAATACCACTAAAGCTGCCGCATGGTTATCCATTCCATTTCCTGAAAGAGTCGCTGAGAAAGCTGTAATGTTTGTGTCACCAGAATAAATCCCGTAAGCACCCGCCGATGCGATATCTACACCACCCGTTTCATTAAACAGTTCTGTAAACGTAACAGATTGCGTGCTTGTGTAACCACTCACATTAGATTCATTTGCAGATATTGGGTCTCCGCAGGCTATACTTACCACAACTAGACCGCCTGGGGTAGTCACTGTAGCAGTTCCTGTAGCACTAATGGTTGTGTTTGACGCAGATGCGTTAGTGACAAAATCGAAACTGCCGTCTACTGTTTTATTTGTAGAGTAGCTAGAGGCTCGTATGATGCCCGCAGTACAAACGCGCGTGCTCGCATCATCAAACGTGAATGAGAAGTTAGACGCAGCAACATCGCCAGCATCCGCAACCTTGTATTGAATGTTGGCGTGTCCGCCTAAAGCATCGGCTGTTTCTGCAAGTGTCCAGCCAGCAAGAGTAGAAATGGAACAAGTTAGTGTAGCAGAACCAGAGGAACCAACAAATATCATTAAGATAATCGATATTAAAACATCCACTCGTGGTTGGGGTGATAAAGAGAAAAAAGACGAAACAAAACAATTCCAACTTATACTTTACAAACATTTTTTCTCTAAACAGTTTGGTGTTCCTGTAGACAATATTGATATAGAATTCTTTATTGTTAAACGTAAAATATGGGAAGAAGCAGAATTTGAAGCAGCCAAACGTAGAGTACAAGAATTTATCCCAGCTAGCGGAAAAGTAAAAGTAAATAAAGCAGTAAAAACAGTTGATGAATTTATTGAAAGTGTTTTTAACAATGATGGAACTTATAAAAATGTAAGTTTTTCTCCTAATCCATCAGCTCACAATTGTAGATTCTGTCCTTTTAAAGAAAATAAAGACCTTTGTGATAAAGGGTTACTTTAGATAGATCTAATGTTTCATTATACAAAACAACATCTAAAAATCCTTTATAGAATAAATTTTTATAAACAGGGTTAGGCTGGAGAGTAATAGGTACTTCAATACCTACTAACCACCAACCTCGTTTACTAAAATATTTACCTTTATTTCTTTTAAACCAAGAAAGAATAGCTAAACCATCCTCATAAAACTCTCTTAGTTGTTCTGGAGATGAAAAATGTTCTTTTTTGTTTCGCTCGTAATCAGCTCTATACCCTTCTCTGAGTTTTTCCTCAAATTGCCCCTCTAAATCAATTTGGTCAGCAGCGGTTTTACTTACGTTATAAAACGCAGTTAAATAATCTTGCATAACCGCGTGTATAGCGGTACCAAACGTCATATGAATCGATACTTCCGACGTATAATGCCCATCCCGATATTGGAGCGCCCACTTATGTGGGCAGCTCTCAAACATCGAGAATTGACTAAACGAAATCATTTTTTGAAATCGATGGTCAACGTCTGGGGGCGTGTGTTGTTGTACCTCTTTAATTATAGAGGGAATTTTCTTTTTCAAAACTTCTTATATAACTTTTTAATTTTTTTATGTCCTTAATTCTTTCTTGGACTTGGTATTCAGCATGAAAATCACTTCTATTTATTTTTACTAAATGAATTTTAAACTCTAAAGCTAAATTAGTAGCATTGTTTTTAATTAAAAACTGATTTTTTATATTCATTACTAGGAAACGAGTATTAGTGATTTTGTTGATATTGTCTTCAACTTCATCAACGCCAACACATTCTTGTCTAACTTCGTTAGCAGAAACATGAGCTATACCAGGAGGTACATGAAATAATACTTCATTGAATCCTTGACCTTGAGTTAACACGTTTCTTTGATCAGATGATTTAAAATCAATTTTTGAATCTGATAATGTTTTCACGGTTACACCATTTTGTTTAGCTAGTATTCTTACAGCTTTTGTTGGTGTAAACCCTGTTTCATAAATAGTTTTAAATACCTTTCTAGGACCCTCAATATTAGCAAGAACAGGCCCATTTACCTCTTTGTTCATGATTTTTACAGGTATAATACGTCTTCCAGGATTAGTACCATTATACATACTATCTGTGATTGAATAATCAAGAGGAGTCTTAGTTGATACTCCTTCTTCCAGTGCTTTATTTACAATGCCAGCACCTGGCATTTTTGGCATTCTTTTCACGATTAATTTTATTTCTTCTTTTTTATTTTCTTTGGTTAGCAAATATTTATTTAAATTTTTTGTTTTAAATACACTTGTAGGTTTATTTCCTAACTTTTTTATTTTGTTTTTGTTTCGTAGTCGAGCTACCCCGAACGATCCACCCTTTACTGATGGTCGTGGCCATAACAGTTTTAGAGGTGTTTTGTTGTCGGGGTTTCGAGACTTTTTTGTTATTACCAACCTTGGTTCAGCTCCCGAAAAAGAACGAATCGATTTTGGTGTAACATAAGGCTTTTTAGCACGTCCACCTACTCGAACACCTGAAGCTAAAGTTCGTCTAGATCTTTGTTTCTTCATTATTATTTATTATACAATATTTTTATAATTTTTATTAAATTTCGTCAACATCCCATATTTGATCAATTAGACGAACATCATCTGGGTCTATTTCATTTAAACGAACATGAAATAAACGAGCTACTGTCTTTATAAACATTAGAGCTCCATTTAGCCAGTATACGAGATCCTCTCGTTCGCGAGGTATAATATCCTCCACAGGTATTAATAGTTCGTCTGTGGGGCTAAAACGACCTGTTTCAAGGTCGTAATTCTCCCCATAGTAATGCTCAATTAAAGCTTTACCTGTGTCGGCAACCCAGCGAGCAAAAACATAACTAGTTTCAAGATTTGGCATATTTAGTTTTTTGTGTAAATACGAACCAGCACAGTGTGCTGGTTCCTGACCCTACTCCCCCCTTATGAGGAGAGACGGGGCATATGAAAGAGTATATATAGGTGATCTTTCAGGTAAATCCAGCTGATCACCTATATATACTCTTTAGAGGTCGTGACCATCGTGACCAATATCGTCACAGAAAGTACAATTATACAATTTATATAGATCTTTTGCACACTTATAACCTAATTTATAAGCATAAATTAAGCGTCCAAGAGTGGACAAGGCGTCCAATATAGCAATCATAGTTAATAGTTAAAAAGTGTTTTCATTAATGTTATACCTCGTCGATCCCATCTGTCTTTAGATAGTAAATTTTCTGAGAGAGGTTTGTTAGTGAATAATATAATAAATGGTGGTTCCATCATTAATTTTTCATATTTTCCATACATGGAAGAGCAAACAAAGCCATTTTTTATATCTTCTACTACGCTTACAATGTCTGTAATGTCATCTGTCAAGCCTAGAGTACGAGGTATGTCTAGAATATAAACTTTTTTGGCACCTGCTGAAATAACAGCAGACCTTAATTGTTGAGCAGTACCAAAAGCAACTTTTATAACATCTTTTTCATGTTTATAACATAAATATTTAGTTAGTTTGCTTTTTCCTGAATTTCCATGAATATCCACAATAGCTAAAATTGTTCTATCATCAGCTTTTTTAAACTCTCCGGGATTTAGGAAATCTCGTGTACCAAATAAATATTGATGTACTTCTTGTTGCCAAGGATAAATCAGAGAGTTGTCAAAGAATAACTTTAAGTCAGTAGGTAAATACGGTCTTATATCATCAGAGTATATTGTTTCAGATATTTTTGTATCCATCTTTGTAGAGTACTTTAGAGCTTCTTCAACAGTACCAAACATTCTTTCTAATGTTAAGTTTTTTATCATATGTCTTTGTTCAAGAGTCATTTGAGATTCAAACTTATTTAAAATAGTTTTTAATCTAGATCTTGTAGATAAAACAAAGAATCCTTGGTAATGCAAACGCGACATCTTTTCTTGTTGAAATGCATAAGTGACAGCTATGTTTTTTAGCATTTGTATTAGAAGCTCTTGTGAAATTATTTCTCCATTATTCTCAGAATTCCAAGTAAAAACCCATCTTTTGTATTTGAAGTCATTCATAATATATTTTGTATAAATAATTAGTGGAACCAGCATAGTGTGCTGGTTCCTGACCCTACTCCCCCCTTATGAGGAGAGACGGGGCATATACACTGCTGAAAGAGAGTTCCTTGTATTGTCACTACCAATTCGACACTTCACAGCATTTATTGACGCATCGTAAATTATTGTATGTATTACCCCCCAAGCAAGTTGAGGGGGCAATACACACAAAATTTACTATTCGCGTCTCAAATGCTGCAAAGCGTCTGAGGTGGGCAATGGTACATTTATTATAATTTTTATTTGTTATACTTCGTCACTCTCTTTCTTTCAGCAGTGTACTAAATAGCGTTAGATCCAGTAATTGATGTTGTTTGAACAGTTGAAGTTGTGTTAAACGGAATTACATAGAATCCTAAACTTGCTAAATTTGCTGTTGGAAGAGATGATACCCAAAGGTTTCTTGGGAATCTAACTTCAGCATTTGCTAGAGTAGCACCCGTTACATCTTCATTATTATCAGATGTATCAAGATAAGCATTTTTAGCAATAG